CTGACAACATTAACAATACTTTCAACTATACCACCCATTAGCTATGAAACTCCCTTTTATATTTTTGACCTAATCTATAAATTTTTCCATCAGTTCTAAGCCATTTAACACAATTACCTATTGCTGTTCTTTCTTTAAAATAATTGTAAAGTTTTTTAGTCAATTCTCTTGTTTTTCTAATTGATACAACTTCTATTAACCAAGCATTTCTGCCAGACTTCCATTCTGTTTGTTTTATCTTGCCTGTTTCTTTAAATCTTTTTTCTACTAAATCATGTAAGTATGCCCAGTTAGCAAATCCAACTAATTCATCACCATCATTTATTCTCATACATTGTTTTAATTTCATAGATGGCATTAGATATAATCTTAATTCATCATCTCTCATTGAATCATATCTCTTAAAGTTTCTAAATAGTTCTACAACTTCTTGCATTAATCTCTACCCCATCTAAGTTCTGCTATTGCTTGTGAAGCATAATCAAATCCTACATCTGCATCAAAGTATATTTGTTGTGAGTTCGTATTTGTCTTACGACCTTGTACTCTTTCAAAGTCTGACCAATGAGAAGTTGCTGTAATGGTTACTGTTGAATTATTTATTTCTTCATCAACACTAAAAGATTCAATCTTACCTTTAAATAAAGTTACAGGATCAGCAATTAAACTCTGACTATCATTTAAAAAACCTTTATAAACTTCTACATCTTTACTCATGTAATTATTGTTTAAGAATAATGATATAACTGTTTGGTCTGCACCAGAAAATCTTAATTGAATATTTGTAATTTCTACTTCAGAACTTTCACTTACTGCTGAAGCATTTAAAAATAAAGATGAAGCTGTGTAAGTATTAGAATCGTAACTAATATCTTTATAATGATCTGTATATCTGCTTCCAGTTGATACTCCTAAATAAACTAATGTAACAGGATTTAAGCTGTCTGTAGCTAGTTCTGTATTAACTGCACTTGTTAAACCTCTAGCCATTATAAACTCTCTATTACATCTAACTCGTATTGATATAGATTTGTTGTACCGATACTAAACTCTTGTATGTCATTTCTAAGTCTTACAGTAAATGGAATATCATCATAAGTTATATCTGTGCTTGATACTGCTGTTCTTAATGGCGGTTCAATAGTAAGTGTTCCAGTAGATATATCTGATTGGTCATCAACAACCATATAAACTTTATCATGGTTAGCAAACTTAATATAATCTCCAGCTTTTAAAGTTCCTGTTCCTGATCCGCCTAAAGTAATTGATGTATCTCCAGCACTTGCAGTTCCGTTTGGTGTACCTGATGCAGTTCCTAAAGCATCTTTAATTGTTGGTGGCACAACAGTAAATGTGTTTAATCTTGATCTTTGTTTCATTAGAAATGCTTTGATTGGTGCAAACTCTGATCTTGTCATTGGTGGATATGCAAGAGTAATAGTAAATCTTTGTCCGTCAATCTGTCTAGCTTGAACTCTGCCAGATGTTGTTACAGATACTAAAGTGTTTTGTTCTGAACTTACATTTGCGTTTCTAGCAACTGGTGATGTAGGTAATTGTCCACTCATATTATACTAATGCCGCTTTTCCTTTTTGGTTTAATGCAGAATTGATTATATTTACAATAACTGCTCTATTATCAATTAATAATTCTTTTACACCTTTAACATCAGTTGCATTGATTGTGAAATTAACATTAGTTCCTAGATTTTGTAGTCTTTCATTAGATATAATTTCACCATCAGTATTAGGTACAAATAATTCTCTACCACGTTCTCCAACTAGATAAGGTGATCCTCTACCAACTCCACCACCATCTGCTCTGGCTTTAACTTGTCCACCTTCTGCAAAACCAAAGAAACCGCCCCCACCACCACCACCACCAAGTGCTAATAATATTGCTTGAAGTGCTATTTGCTGTTGTAATGCTGCATTTTGTTTTTTTATTGCATCTTCCTTTTTCTTTTCTTCTAATCCAAGAAGTTTTTGTATAACCAATAATGCTTTTTTAATTACAAATTCTTGAAGAAGTCCTTCAATAATTCCAATTAATATTCTTTGTGCTATATTTCTAAATACATCTTCTAGTTTTTTTCCAAGAACAATAGATTCTGCGATACTTCTTGAAATAGAATTTAAACCACCTAATATTCCTTTAGCAATAATTTCATTCATGTTTGCAAATTGTTTGTTAGCTTGTTCTAATAAACTTTCTGCAATTTCTTTTAACGAAATAGATATACCTTTAAATCTTTCACTTAATGTTCCAGCTTGGCTATTTGATCCTTTTAATTTATTTAATAGTTCTTCAATTTGTTGTTGTGATATTAATGCTTTTGCTTCTAATGTATTTAAGAACTCCCTTAATTTATTAATTGGAGTATCTAAACTTGTTCCAGTAGCTTCTAATTCTTTTCTAAATTCACTAACTGGTTTTTTTAAATTAGTCGCAATACCTCTAAGTTGGTTATTTTGGTTTAAAATTTTAACAAAGTCTTTATCACTAACAAGACCTAAAGATTTTCTTATTTCTAAAATGCTTTGATTAAATTCTGCAAAACCTAATAAGAAATCTCCTAACTTTGCTCTTACTTGATCTATAAATCCACCAATAATCAATACTAATGCTTTTCCTTTTCCACCAAGCATTAAGAAACCTAAAATACCAAAAGTTCTAACTCCTTCAGGTAAGGTTTGTAAAAAGGTAAATAGATTTTTAATTGATGTACCTACAAAAGAAAATACAGGTGCTAATGCTTGAATAATAACTGCACTACCCAGAATAATAGATTTAGTTGCTTCAATAAGAACATTAGAAAGTCTTGCACCAAAAGCTACAAGCAATTTATCATTTTCTTCAATTAATCTATTAACTTCTACAAGTCCTTGTTTAACAAAATTGAAGAATCCAGCTTTTCCTGTTTCTAATCTAAACTTGAATAGTTTATCTGATAGCATTGATAATGTTCCAGTAAATGTAGTTGATAAAACTTTTGTAGCTTCTTCAAAATCACCACCTTTACCAAACAACTTAAATAGTGCATCTCTAGTTTGTTTAACTGTTACTTGTGTACCTGCTGTAAATCCTAATAATGCAGTAACACCACGATCTCTAAATAAGTCTGCTGCACCAATACCAGCAGATAATGACCTTTGTATTTGTTCTGCTGTTGTTTGAAAATCTAAACCAGTAACGGCAGCTACGTTACCAGTGATTTCCATTATTTCATTTAGTTCTTTTGCATTTTTAGTAACAACCGCTAAGTTACCAGCACCAGCTTGGATTTGCTCTAATGTAAATGGTACTCTAGATGCGTAACGGATCAAACTATTAAAAGCCTGATCTCCTTCTTTTACATCTCTAAATAAGAAAGCAAAACGTAGTCTTAATTGTTCTACGTTTGCACCAACATCAACAAATGACTTTACAAGTAAACCTGTACCTAAAGTAGCAAATAAATTTTGTAAATTAAATATACGTTGTCTTAATCTACCGAGTGATCCTTCAATAGATTTAAAAGCACGTCTAGTTTTATCTACTGCGTCTAGGGTTATGCGAAGGCGTTCTTGTGCCACTTGCTAATTTCTCCTTATCTGCCTTCACTTTAAAGTAAGCTATCCAATGCAAAAATTCTTCCTCTGTCATGGACAGTATTTCTTCCATACTTTTATGCAATTTTTCGCCAAGAGCAAGTATAGAATAAACCTCTTGATCGTATCTTACTTTTTTTCAATGTCGTCCAATGGAGTAGTATTAAGAATATCTCCAGCAACTCTAGCAATAACTTCAGGATCAGCATTATTCATTAAGACTTTTTTATCATCTAATTTGAATATCTTGTTTCCATCTGCATCTTTGGATTTAAGAACAATAGCATCTACCATTACTCCTAAATCACCATCTTTAGCTGATTTAAAAAGATTTCTTTTTTCTGCCATACTCATTGGCGTTGAATATATTATCAGAGGTTTGCCTTCCTCGCCCCATTCAGCGACTTCAATTTTCTTGACACCCTGATTTTCAAAATGATCTTTTACTCTATCTATTACACTCATGCTTTAGCCTTCCTTACGCAGTTGTTTCTGTTAAGCCGCCTGATCCTTGAAATGATATTTCCATTTCTACCATTCCATCAAACGATGCGTTAATTGTTCTTCCTGTTACGATAGCTGTACCTGTGTAATATGTATCACCAGTATCAGCACCTTCAGGATAAACTTCTAAAGTGATTGACGCACCAGCATCTAAGTTACCTTGTGCTGTGTCAGTTTCATCAAAGAATACAGAAGCAGTACCAGTAAATGTAGTTAGTCCTACTTTGTATGATCTTGAAGAATCACCCATTGAAGTATCTTCAATAGTTTCAGCAGTACTTTCTAAAGAATATGATCTTAACTCTCCAAGAGTATCAGAACCAATCTTGATAGTACCTTCTGAGCCTGTATGTGTTGCCATAGGTTTCTCCTAAGTTAGTTGTTAAGGTGTTCCAGCAGTATATTGGTAAGTTACTCTTACTACTACTCGGATTCCACCGATTGGATACAAAGTTCCTTCATCTGTAGATACTTCTACGATTTCAGTTTTCTTTGCATATCCCCCTCTCGTCCTATCGGATTCAAGGGTAGATTCTATTGTGCTTATAAGTTGGTTTCTCTTTGTGTCAATATTGGTATCAGTTCCTTTGA